ATATTTAACGGTACTTATGACCAGACTGCACAGATTGATATTGAGGATAACAACACAACCCTTGAGGGTGAAGGATATTTAACCGCTTTGGTGGCAAATTCGAGTCTTGCAGATGGTGCGATAAATCATCAAATACATATCAGCGGGAGTTTCTGTACTGTCAAAAATTTGGCACTTGATGGTAGTGTTAACAAAGTAAACTATCAGATAACAATCATGGATAATCGGTACACGCGTGTTGAGGGTTGCAAAATCGGATCTTCCAGAACTGATGGAATCGTTTTTGGTGATAATACAGAGTATGGAGTTGCGACAAATAATTATCTTTATAATCATTACGGCCCTGACAATACAGATAACGGCGGAACAGTTGACGACCATACATCCTCACTTGAGATCGAGGATGGTGGAAGAAACATTATTATGTCTAATAATATTGTTTACAACTCAAGGACAGGTTTTTTCCCGCATGACCATGCAGGTGAAAATAATTCCCGAAATATAACTTTTTCTAATAATATATTAATTAAGGGGCCTGATTCTGCCGAGCTTTCAGGCTGTGGAATATATCTAAACACCGCACTTTTTGAAAATAATGCTTTGTCTGGCTTAACCATTACCGGGAATATTATACAAGGGGGCAGGTTGCAGACATCTGGGTGGATTGAAGCAACGATATCGGGGAATATTTTTGATAATTCCACCTCTTTAGTTAGTCCAGCAATACTCATTGCGGATAATGCTACGGTAATACTTGACAACAATATTGTCCGACATTCAGGGCAAAGGGGAATTTCTGTTTATGCCCCAAATACCGTTGTTTCCAATAATACAATATTTGGAAGTACCAATGATGGAGTATTTCTAAGTACGGGCGCAGATTATAGTTTGGTAGCTGGCAACAATATTTATGGGAATGATGATGGTGTTGTTGTTGACCCGGCTAATAATGTTTCAATAAAGGATAATAATATTAAAGGGGATTTTGAATCTCAAACGTGGGGTGTCCGTGTAAAAGCTAATTCTGTCGGTAATATAATAAAAGGAAATGATTTTTACGGCAATATTACGGGGCAAATATGGAATCTGGGAATTGATACTATTATTAGTAATAACGATATTGATAATTCAATGTTAACGTCGGGGTGGAGTATATATGGGGGTTCCATATATACTTTTGGGCACACTGTACAAATGACAGCAGACTCTAGTTTAAAATATAATGGTGTTGAAGGGACATACAAAGATTGTACCTCTGCAAGTCCGACATTTACAACAGAGGGTGATTGGTGTTGGAGGGACAATAATAATGTCTATTTTTATGGGGATGGAACCGACCCAGACACTGCGTACACCGATCCAGGGATAGTAATAAACGATAAAAGAGGAATTACCGACACAGGAACAAATACAACAATTAATAACAATACTAATTATTATCCAACTGACAACGCTAATCTTGATTGGACAGTAACCAAAACAATAACTGACAATGAGACCCTATCGGTGAGTAGTGATTACAGGATATTTTGCGATACAACATCAAATGTAATTGCTGTCACGGCTCCGCTTGGTGCAACAGTAATAAGGGGGCAATATCACCTATTTAATACAACCGCATCTAATGATGTCATATTCTATCCTACAAGCCCAGAAACTGTAGATGGTGGCGCATCAAAATCATTATCTGAGGGTGTTTTGGTACTAACTTTTGATGGTGTTTCAGATTGGAGGTAATTATGAAAAAATATCTATTAAGTTTCATAATATTATCAGCCCTATGTTTTAATGTTTATGGGCAGGAAAGAACACAAAGACAAGGTGATGGCACAAACTATACAGAATTTGCAGATAATGGGACGATAACCCTGCACGAAACAGCTAGGGTGAAAAAAAGACTACAAATAGCAGTGTCTAGTTTTCGGGCACCTGGAACGGCCGGTGCAACAAGTGTTGCTCCACAGTTCACAATTGGATGGACCGGAGGTGCAGAGACAACCGGTGAAGTTGTTTGGCAAGTTGAGGTTTTATATAGACAATTAAATGAGGATTGGAGTAGTACATCAGTAGATGATACTGTATCGGTTAAAGCTTCTCCTTCTGGTACTGCTAATGGCCTCGTACTTACATCTTTCAATCTTCCTGTTTTACATGCGGATGATGCCGGTATTATAATTAGGTTAAAAAGATTAGCCACTGATGTAGATGATGACTTAGATGGTGTGTCATATCTAATAGGTGGAGCCATTGATTATACATCTAACAAGTTGGGTACAGATTATTAGGTAAATTAATATGAAAAGTTTTTTAATAGCAGCAATATTTTTGTCAGTAGTAAATATTTCAGCGGAAGAGGTAACTCTTGCGTGGGATAGGAACACAGAACGTGACGTTAATGGTTACACTTTGTACTATGGCCTTGCAAGTGGTAACTATACCCATAACCAAGATGCTGGAAATAACACCCTTTTAACTATTTACAATATGGAAAAAGGTAAGAAATATTATTTTGCTGTGACAGCACGCATTGAGAGTGATTATTCAGATGAAATTAATTACGTTATACCTAACCCAATTATTAAACCTACGTGTGGCCATTTATCGTGCCATCAATAGGTTGTGGTAAAATGGAGAAACGAAATGAAATTAAGCTTTAAAGAAAGAATGGTTTTTAAGAGTATATTGCCTGGTTAGGTATAAGCAATATCAACAGCGGTTGATTGACTACACCCAATATTAATTCAGGCGGTTTAACCGTAAGTAATGTGCAATAATTAAGGAGAACAACTAATGGCAAAACTAACTAAAATACCCCGTGGAGCAATGAGGTTTGTTGACAACCAGTGTTCGTCAAGCGTGTTCGGTAAGGATGATGAAGACGCACTAAAACTTGACATGACCATTTACAGCGGTGGTATAATTAAAAACCACTGGTATTGGGACAATCTTGCTATTGACTTGGAAGGCCTATCTTTTCAGTCAAAAAAGATACCCATACTTGAAAACCACGACACCTCAAAGAAGATAGCTTTTTCAGAAGACATTTTGGTTGGTAAAGAGTTTGGGGTTAAGGTTAACCCTGATAAAACAACCTTCTTAGACACAACCGTAAGCCTTGACTTTCAGCGTGACTCAAAAAAAGGGTTCCCATTTCAGGCAAGTATATCCGTAAACCCAAGTGAAATACAGAGGCTTGGTAAGGGCGAAACGGCAGAGGTTAACGGGTTTACGATGAAGGGCCCAGACGCTACAATATTTCGCAAGGCAGTAGTTAACGAGGGGTCGGTATGTGTATTCGGATGGGACAACAAAACACAATCATCTGCATTCTCTAAAGAAGAGGTGGATGTTGACATAGATATAATCGGCAACATGTCCGAAGGGGAAGCTACCCCAAAAGAAGAGAATGTAGAAATAAAAGAAACAGAACTAAATAGTAATTCTAAGGAGGAAGGGCAGATGGAGAAGAAAACACTGGTAGAGCTTGAAAAAGACTACCCAGAACTTCTGGCTTCGGTAAGAAAAGATGCAGGAGATGCAGTCGAGGCAAAATTCAAAGTAGAAAAAGAAGGACTGGAGTTGCAAATCGAGGAAGGTGAAGCTAAAACGGCTATCCTTGAAAAGAAAGACGCTATAAGAACAGCTAAAGAGCTTAAACTTGATGCCGATTCAATTTTTATGGTAGCATTTAATGCAAGCGATGTATCTGAATGTTTTTCAGTCAGGGCTCGCAACATGCTTAAGCACGACAAGTTTGTTAAGGATGACATTCTTGATGTTGAGCTTTGGAACGAAGCGTGCAAGTCAGAGATTCTGTCTTGGGAGGAGGACGGAGCCACAGACACCGTAATGGGTGGTGGTAAGTTCAGTCTTAAAGACGTTGACAACGACGCAACAGACCTCGCAAAAGAGGAAAAAGAAGATGAGGCCATCGCAGACTTTCTCTTAGGTGACTTCGATACTAAGAAAGGAGGGGAATAATTATGAGTGATGCTCCTAATATACAATTTGGTTCACAGACAGATTATGGTACTCTGTACGATTCAAAGTCTGAAATATCCCTGAAACTCAAGGGAACAATGCAGGCTGGCTATGGTGTTCTAAAGGCTGGTCAGTTGATGGCTAGAAACCTGTCAGCTGCTGGCGGTGTTGGTAAATACGTTCCGTACAATCCAACACTAATTACTGGTGCCGAGGTTGCTCCGGGTCGTGCGTATCTTGTTTCAAACACACACGCAACAACTCCTGTTGTAAATGTGACAATAGAAGATAGTTACAAGTTTGAGGTTGGTGATGAATTATGCATTGCAGATTCATCTCTCGACCTTACCGATGCTGAGAACCTTGGTGCTATCATAACTATCGACAGAACAACCTATACAAGCTACGCTGTTATTACCGCAACAACCAACATTGGTGGTGTAGCGTTTAATGCATCAGAATACGCATATGTTTGTGTTGAGGCAGGAACAGACGCAAACGGTTATTCTGATTGTGTTGGTGTGCTTGAAATATCCGTTGACACGGGGACTGGTTCTACTGCTGCTGGAGCACTTGCTCCTGTTATTGTTTCTAATGCTATCCTTTATAATGGGATGATTGTTGGCAATGATGCAGCTGCTAGAACAGATATTGGTGCTACTGTTGTCGGCAATAACTTTATACTTAAATAGAAAGTGAGAACTTAATTATGCCTAGAGGATCAAGTGGGATACCTGAACTAAAGCTTAAGGTATTACAAAAATTTATAGAGAAGTTTAAATCACCAGTTAATACGGTGTTGTCATCCATGTTCCCAACGTCAAAATCTCCCTCATCTACAATTAAATGGGAGAGCCAGACTGGTGGTAGAGGAATGGCACCATTTGTAGCACCGATGTCAGAATCTCCAGAGACGTTTCCTAATGGAGTTGCAAAGCATTCTGCTGAAGCAGCTAACTGGAAGGAAAAAATGTCTTTTGGTGAGACCTTCTTGAACAACGTAAGAAAAGAAGGAACTGAAGCAGACTATATGGCTGCAACTGAAAGAATTAGGAAAGAGTTGGCTGGCCTTATTAACAGAAACAAAAGACGTAAAGAGTGGATGTTTTCACAGATGCTTTTCGGTGGTTCTTTTTCATACGAAACCGAGAAGGGTCTTAATGTAAGTGTTGACTACTCACTTCCTGACGCAAATCAGGTAACATTGCTTACTGACTACAAGTGGGACGAAGGTTCTAAGAAAAACATCATAAGTAACGTTATAGCTGGCAAGAGAGTACTCTCTGATGCTAATGGTTCAAATAAGGTTATAGCTATCTGTAACTCTATAGTTCTAGGTTATATGGCCTACGACCCTGCAATTGTGGCACTGTTGTCCAAAAGCACTTATGGTAGTGGAGACCTTTATTCTGGTCAAGTCCATGACATCGTAAATGCAGACCCGGCTGTTCTTGCCAAGATACTTGGTGTCGGTAGCCTTATGGTTTACGATGAAAAGTATGAAGTAAGGGCAAACATCACAAAGGTCGTAACCACAGATACTACTACTGACATTTACGTTGACGATACGGCTGATTTCGTGGTTGGTGGCACACTTCGTTTTTACGATGTATCAGCGGGAACATATGAGGACGAGACTATTGCGTCCATAACAGCACAGTCTTCCTATGTTACTGTATCAACCGCCCCTTCTAGCTCCTATAAGGCTGGAGAGGATTATGTCGTAATGAGCAAAAGATTCATCCCTGACGATCAGTTTACACTTATGACCGCCAGTGTTGAAGGCACTCCTACTGCCGAATTTAAAATGGCACCTTATGGTCTTGGACGCAGGTGGGGAATACAGACATCCAGATGGGATAAAGAAGACCCTGAGGTTACTTACGTCAGAGTTGAAGACAAGGGACTTCCTGTTCTATATCACAGGGATGCAATTTACAACTTAACCGTAGCATAGGAGGGTAAAGATATGAAGCAGAATGAAAAAAACATACTTTTACCTTCTCCGGTCTTTGCTAAACAGGCAACAGAGTTTTGTTTGCCTGCTGGCAAAGCTTTCGTTAATGGTGAGATTACATCTGATGTTGAGGGTTTACTTGACATAACAAGACAATCTGGTAAGATAACAGATGTAGCCATTGCTGTTAATGCAAGTGGGTTGGATAACGCACAGACGTTATCTATGGAGGTGGATGTTTATTTAGATGGCGTTACGTGTCTGACTACTAAGCCAAAAATAACATACACTAGTGGTGAAGCAAGCCAACAGATGAGCACCGCAGTGTCTGGAGAATATACAGACATTACCTGTGCCGTACTCGATACGGATGCTGTTGAGTTCGCAGAGAACACACTTGTGTCATTTCAAGCAAACTTGACCAGAGCAGCGTCTCCTACCACCGAGATGGAAGGCTTATGTGTGTTTGTTAAATATGAACCGTTCTTATAATAGGAGTACAATCAGATGAAAAGACCTGAAAAAGTAAAAGTATTAGTAAGATGTCTAGCAGTTGGTGAGAAAAGATATCTTAAAAATAGTGTATTGTCGGGGGCTGAGATAACGCCTGATATATTACGAGAGCTCGCATGTGAGTCAGGGACTTTGGAAGTGGTTCAGGCTACTCCAGTAGAGAAACCCGCTGAGTTAAAACCGAATGAAGAGGCCACTCCCCTCGACAATACCAATACCATAGAGGTTGCCAGTGAAGAAGATGATGACGCTGATACTGAGATGGATAGTACGAAGGAAGTTGAAGAAAGCACTGAAGATAATGCGGAAGAAGCTGGAACTAAAGAAGAGGCAGTTGCAAAAAAGGCACCCACTGTTGCTAAGAAAAAAACAGTGAAAGCGAGCAGGGGGAACAAGAAAAAGTAGTTCCCAACGAGAACCATAGAGGAGAAGAATTGTGAGTTTAACTAGGACGACCTTGATAGAATTATTAGAAGTAGAGGTTAAGGGCTTATCATCTTATCTTGATGCTGACGACTATGGTAATGCCGTAGACGATGCAGCTAGGGAAACGGGTTGGGCTCTACCTTTGTCTGATGCGTTCAAGGAATACTGGTATAAAACTAGGTCTAAAAGACACTTATTTTACTATCTTCTCAGCGAGAGTGCTCATAAATTTAAAGTAAAACAGATCAATCTACAACATCGTTTTGACCATTACAGCCTTCTAGTCAAAGATATGGACGAGAAGTTTGCTAAGGTTCAGGAAGATTACCCAGAGTTATTCACATCAGCAGACTATGAGTGTATGTTTGGGAGTAAGATTGATGCTGGATTTGCTTATGAGCCACTAACCGGAAGAGACATCACGTACGATACAGACCAAAAAGTTATAATATCCCCAGAATAAATGGAGATACACGTTGAGTTTAGGAGCAGACCTTAAAGAGACTTATGAAGAAATAGGTATCAAGGTTATTGTAAATGGAAGCGGTGAGGAGTATATTGATTATGCACCGAACTCTCAAGTTACAAAACCCTTCATCCGAGAGTTCTTTATTGAAGGTAGCATCCCATACGACACCACTCAGGTTGTGGGTAGTATAGTCAGGTTTGATATTTTCAACAGTGACTATATGGTTATGAACCTTACCCCTGAATCGCTCGAAAACGAGGTGTATGAGTACAGTGGCGTATATTACATGAGCAATGTATCTGGCGAGATATTAAGACCGTCAGGCGAGGCCGTGTGGGACGATGAGACGTATCAGAAGGTAACATCGTTTGAGGTTATACAGGCAGATGCATATGCCCTTGAGACAGAACCCTTATTTGGAACAGACTTGGATGCTCAGTCAGAACTTGGTAATTTAAGTATCGAAAGGCAGGAGTTGTATATCCCAACACGTTACGGGATACAAGCACTCGACAGGTATCAACCAGTTTCTGGAGAATACTATAAGGTTGATGCTGTAATGAAACGAAGGTTCAGTGGCATGTCTGTATGTAAACTTAGCGAGGATAACAGGTAACATCGTAATTACGAAGTTGCCAAAACCAATCAATCATCAGGTAGGAGAATATCAAAGATGAAGAAGAAGGTTTTGTTTGTTTGCGAACACCCACTTGGAACTACCGGAAACGGTGGTATGATGTCAGGTATTTTATCACAGCTCAACAAAGACGAGTATGACGCAACTCTTTTCTCTTGCGACCTATCCCAAAACCATAATAAAAAGATGGCACTAGAACCGCTACCGTGCAATATTATTTCTGCAAACGATAGTGGAGACAGGTTTGGG